ATGTACAAAGGTTCACAAACTGCCGAGGTTCACGCCTCGCAAGTTGATACGATGAAAAACCGAGGCTGGACGGACAAAAAGCCAACAGCCAAAAAACCAACCAAAAAGTCAGAGGTGAACAACGATGGCTAATCATACTGGCTCTGAGGGCCTCGTAAAAATTGGAGCAGTGACCTTGGGTGAACTGCGCAGCTACAATTACAGTCAGACGGCTTCCACGATTGAAGATACCGTTCTAACTGATAGCGCTAAAACCTACAAAGCTGGACAGACAACTTGGTCTGGTTCTTGTGATGTATTCTGGGATGAAGCCGACAGCGGTCAAGACGCCTTGACTATTGGTGCCGAGGTTACTATGAACTTCTACCCAGAGGGCGACACCGCTGGTGATACTTACATGACAGGAACCGCCATTGTCACCGAAATCAGCGTTAGTGCTGCAATCGACGGCATGGTTGAGGCTTCTATCAGCCTGCAAGGTTCAGGCGCTTTGACAGAAGCTACCGCCTAAACTGTTTTCTAGCGACTAGAGAAATCGAAAAGCATTCACCCCGTATGCCTGTCGCTGGATTTTAACGGGGTAAAAATTTAACGGGGTAATATTATGTCTAGTATTTTAGAAGCGGCTAAGGTTCACTTTCGTGACCGCATGAGTGGCGATTTAGGTTGCATCGTTGTTCCTGAATGGGATAACGCCAAAATCTACTACAAGGCAAGCATGAACTTTAAGGAGCAAGGCGAAATCTTAAAGCTACATGCAGAGAACAAACCAGCCGAGGCGGTCATTATGACTTTGATCGTTAAGGGGTTAGACGAGAATGGCAACAAGCTATTTAAGCGTGCTAACATGACAGAAATGATGCGCTCTATCGACCCTGATGTTGTAAGCCGTATTGTTACCGAAATGAGTGACGATGACGCGCCAACAGTTGAGGACGCAGTAAAAAACTAAAGAAAGACCATGATTTGCGGTTTGCTATGCAGCTGGCCGAGCATCTACACAAGACGCTAGATGAAATCATGGTTCTATCTACAGACGAAATAATCCTTTGGGCCGCTTACTTGGAGTTGAAACACAATGGCTAACGAAAACGTAAACATTGTTCTAAGGGCGGTTGATAAGACCAAAGGCACATTTAAAGCGGTAACTGCTGGCCTTAATATGGTCAAGCGTGCCGCTTTTTCTTTGCAGTCTGGCTTGCTCGCCGTTGGTGGTGTGGCTGGTATGGGCTACCTTATCAGGCAGTCAATGAATGTTACCGACCAGCTTGGTAAAACAGCATCTAAAATAGGTATTACAACACAAGCGCTTGGAGGCTTGAGGCATGCTGCTGACTTAACTGGTGTTGCCTCCAATACTTTAGATATGGCATTGCAGCGCATGGTTAGGCGTGTTTCCGAAGCGGCTGGCGGCACTGGTGAGGCTGTAAAGGCGTTGCAGGAATTAAACCTTGATGCTGCCAAACTAGAGGAGTTGTCACCAGATCAGCAGTTTAAAGCTATCGCTGATGCTATGGAGAACGTAACAGGACAAGCCGATAAGGTTCGCTTGGCTATGCGTTTGTTCGACTCCGAAGGTGTAGCACTGGTTAACACTTTAAAGGGAGGCTCTGCCGCCATTGCTGAAATGGAGCGTGAGGCTGAAATGCTTGGCTTGCGAATGAATAGCCAAGTTGTCGCAGGCGTAGAAAGTGCTAACGATTCTATCTCTAAACTATCCAAGTTTATTTCTGGCGTGTTTCATCAAGCGGTTGCGCAGCTTGCTCCTGTTATTCAGACTGTTACTGAAAACATAAAAGAATGGATGCTTATTAAAATTGATGAGCATGGCGGTGTTGCTGGTGCAGCTACACAAATTGCACTGATAGTTGTGCGTTCTGGTCGCGCAATGGTTCAAGCATTTAAAGATGTATCTAACTCGCTGATTGATTTTGCCAATAAAGCAATTGAGACTTATTCTGCTATTCGTGGTTTCTTTGATGATGAATTTGAAATGCCGTCACTAATTGACCCTGTTGCAGCAGAGGGCGCATTAAAGTTCTTTGATGACATGGAGCAAAAAATTCTAGGCTTTAAGGACTCTATTGGTGATACTCAGATTTTACCAATGCCAGACCCAGAAGCATTGGAAGCAACAGGCAATCAATATAAGGAAATGCTTGATCTTACAGCCATGTATTATCGCAAAAACGCGGCTTTACAAAAAATTGCAAAACAAGAGCAGACAATGACCCTTGATGAAACAGCGCGAGAGTTATCTAGCACTTTAGCAGGCCATAATGAAAAAATGTTCAAGATGAACAAAGCATTCGCCATTAAAGATGCTTTAATTGATACCTATAAAGCTGTATCTAAGGCGTGGGCTTCTGCCCCTTTCCCTGCTAACGTAGCGCCTGCCGCTATTGCTTTAGCTAAAGGTTATGCCACGGTTCAAAACATCCGTGCTACGCAATACCGCGAGAAAGGCGGCCCAATGACTAAGGGTAGCCCGTATATCGTTGGTGAGCGTGGCCCTGAACTTGTGGTGCCTAATCAAGCGTCAACTGTTATCCCTAACGATCAATTAGGCGGCGGCAACAATGTAACCATTAACGTAACCACTAACGATGCTACCGGATTTGATGACCTATTAACTCGAAGCCGTGGTACACTATTGGGGCTAATGAACCAAGCATTAAACGAAAACGGTAGGCCTGCTTTAACATGAGTTATCCAACATCCCCAGCATTTAATGCCATTAACCTAGAATCAGATAGCCCCTCTTTGTTCAGTGAGGCTATTTCTGGTCGCATGCAAAGCCGTAAAATTGGCGGTCAGAAGTGGCGCTTTACCGCATCTTATGCAACTATGACACGCAATGAGTTTCAGCCTGTATGGGCGTTTGTTGTGGCCCAGAAAGGGCGGCACGGTGTTTTTACTGTTGTTCCCACTGGTATTAGTGATACAAACGGCACAGCAACGGGCGTAGCGGCTGTTAATGAGGCAAGCGGTTCTGCTATAGGTGATACCACAATTACCATTGACGGCATTACTGGAAGCCTTAAAGCTGGCGATATGATTAAATTCGCGGGCCATGATAAAGTTTATATGCTGACTGCTGACCGTTCCGGTGCTGGTGATATTACTATTGAGCCTGCATTGGTTAGCGCTGTTACCAACAACGAGCAAATCATCTATAACAACGTGCCTTTCACTATGCGCCTTGCTAACGATGTGCAGCAATACAAAGTTGGAACTGGCATGTTCTACAATTTCGAGGTTGATCTAGTAGAGGCCTTGTCATGAGCCGTGGCATTCATGCGAGTGTTATAACCGAGCTAGCTAAAGATGCGTTTAATATGGCGCACTTGGTTAGCATCGACTTTACGACCCCTAAATATCTGACTGACTTTGGTCATGATATTGAATATGACGGCAACACTTACACTTCTAGCAGCCACATTCTGCAAATGTCGCAAGTCAATGAAACCCATGACGTGCAAGTAGGTAGTTTCACGCTTAATCTGTCAGGCGTAGATCAGGCCTTTATTGCTATCCTGCTTGGCGAAAACTATATTGACCGCGAGGTTATCATTAGCCGCGTTGTGCTTGATAGTTCAGGGGCAATTATTGGAAACCCTATTCCAATGTATACAGGTTACATTGACGGTTATCAGATGAAAGACGATAACAAGACAAGCCAAATCAACCTATCTATTGCCTCGCAATGGTCTGACTTTGAGCGCGAGTCTGGGCGCAGGACTAACCATAACAGTCAGCAAGTTTATTTCGCTGATGATGATGGATTAAAATTTGCCAGTAATACAGATACAGTTAAGTGGGGTCGTGCATAGTGGGATTTTGGATTAATCTTATAGCGTCTGTTGTTGCTGGCTGGCTTGGTGGCGCTGCCTTAGCTCCAAAGCCTAAAGCTGCCCAGCGCGGCACAGAAGTAAACAAGCAATCGAATATCGAGCCTATCCCTATTGTTTACGGTGAGCGCAAAGTAAGCGGCACCCGTGTATTTGTAGAGAATAGCGGCGGTGACAATACCTATCTGTATATTGCTTTGGTTTTGTGTGAGGGTGAAATCGAATCTATCGGTGACGTTTATATTGATGACGTGTTAAGCACTGATAGCCAGTTTAGCGGCCTAGTTACTATCGAAAAGCATTTAGGTGGCGACAACCAAGCAGCAAGCACAATTCTGCAAGAGGTTGATAACTGGACAGCTAACCACCGCTTACGTGGCCTTGCTTATTTAGCTATCCGCTTAAAGTGGGATAATGACGCGTTTAGCTCTATGCCTAATATTCATGCTGTTGTTAAAGGTCGCAAGGTCTACGACCCGCGAACTAGCACAACCGCATACAGCGAAAACCCAGCTTTGCAATTGCGCGACTACCTAACCAATACCCGATTCGGTAAAGGCTTGGGCGCTTCTTTCATTGATGACACATTGTTTAATGCAGCCGCTAACGTCTGTGACGTTTCCGTAACACCATACGCGGGCGCATTAACACAAAAACGCTTTATCAGTAGCGTGATATTAGAAACAGATCAAACCTTGCTAGAGAATGTAAAAGTTTTGCTTTCTGGTATGCGTGGCTTAATGCCTTATCAAAATGGCAAGTATGGCCTGATTGTCGAGGACGAGGGTTCCAGCACCTTTAGCTTTAATGAATCTAATATCATTGGCGGCCTGTCTATTCAGTCAGAAACCAAAAAGAACAAACTAAACAAATGCATTGTTGAATTTACTAACCCTGATGCAAATTGGGAAACAGACCAAATACAATACCCTGTTGCTGGTTCTGCGCATGAGCAAGAATATCTAGACGAGGACGGCGGCGTGACATTAGAAAAGCGCGTCACCTTGCCAACCATTACAGACATTTATTTAGCCGAGGACATGGCAGAACTTATCGTTCACCGTTCCCGTAATGGCTTGGTCGCATCATTCAATGCCACCAGCGAGGCGCTAAATGTTATCGTGGGTCAGATTGTTGATGTAACCCATACAACCCCAGCATGGACAAGCAAGCCTTTCCGCGTGCAAGCCTTATCCTTGCGCATGAATGGCACGGTTGATGTGGAATTGATTGAGCATCAAGATAGTATTTATCCTTGGTCGCAAAAGTCTGAATATGACGCTTACCCTGATACCAACTTGCCTAATCCTTTCTCTGTTGTCGCGCCTACTCCAGCAGGCGTGACCGAGGAACTTTATACTACGGTAAACAGTAAGGGTACGCAGGCGCGGGCAATCTTTACATGGTCGGCACCTAATGACGCATTCGTTAAAGAGTACGAGGCTGAATATAAGGCAAACGGCGGTTCTACATGGACATTTATCACTAAAACTAGTGGCCTAGAGGCCCGCGTTGATGATGTGGCGGCTGGTTTCTATGACTTCCGTGTCAGGTCTATCAATAGCATGGATGTTCGATCTGATTGGGCAGAGCTTACAAACCAAAACTTTGCGGGCCTTACTGCTGTACCGAACGATATTAGCGGTTTTTCTATTCGCGCCCTAGATGGTCAATGTCACTTATCATGGAGCCGAATCACCGACCTAGATGTTATTAATGGCGGTTATGTACGCATCCGTCACAGTAGCTTACAAAGCGGTGCTACTTGGGAAGATGGGCAGGACATTGGCGAGGCTTTGGCTGGTACTGCTACACACGTTGTATTGCCTATGCTTGCCGGAACATACATGGCAAAGGCCGTTGACGAGGGCGGGCGATTCTCTACTAATGCGGTCATTGCTGTTACTAACGTGCCTAACATTGTTGATTTTAACGCCGTTGTAACAGCCACAGAGCATCCGACCTTTGCAGGCACTAGGGATGACATGATTATTGACGGCAGCGCCCTAAAGCTGGACGGTGCGCCACGTTATATCCTGTTAGAAAGCGGTGATAGATTGGTTACTGAGGCAGGCACTGGTATTTCCCGCGAAATTGGCGATATTGGCGTTATTGAGGACACAGGCACTTATTACTTTAGCAATAGCGTTGATCTTGGTGGCGTTTATACTAGCCGCTTAACTGCTGTGCTTGAATCATCCACAGCCCTAGCAACCGATTTGATCGACAACCGCATTGCTAATATTGATGATTGGGCAAACTTTGACGGTGAGCCTACAGACAAATTAAGCGCGGAATTGCAATTACGATTGACCGATGATGACCCAGCGGGTTCGCCTACTTGGTCAGCTTGGCAACCGTTCTTAGTTGGCGACTACCATGCGCGTGCGTATGAGTTCCGTGTTGTAGTTACTAACGAGGACGCTAACTACAATATCAACATTACCAAGCTAGAAGTTACTGTCGATATGCCAGATCGGACAGAACGATCTAATGATGTTACAATTTCTGCAAGCGGCACAGCGATAACATTTAACAGCGCATTCCATGCAACCCCTGTTGTTGGTGTGAGCATGCAAGACGCTAATAGCGGTGATTATTTCCGCATTACAAGCAAGACTAGAACAGGCTTTACGGTTAATTGCTATGATTCCACAGATACAGGAATCCAGCGCTCAATTAACTGGATAGCCACAGGTTACGGAAAAGAGGCGGTATAATGAGCCAGCACGATCACGACATAGCAAACGCATCGGGCGCGGCTGTACGCGCCGACATTAACCAAGTATTAGCGGCTATTGTCACGCAGAATAGCGGGGCGACTGAGCCAGCAACTAAATTCTCGTTTATGTTCTGGGCTGACACCACATCAAACCAGCTTAAAATGCGCAACGGTGCTAATAACGCTTGGATTGTACTTGGTAGCCTTGATACAACTAACCTAGGTCTAGCCACTAAGAATAGCCCTGCATTAACTGGCACGCCTACAGCACCTACCCCTGCTACTGCTGACGACTCAACCAAGATAGCTACAACCGCTATGGTACAGGATGCGGCACAAGCTAAGGTTGATGCTTTAAATACTATCAGCGTAAATCTTGACGGTACTATTACATCGGGCCGCACGGTTTACGTTGACACAGACGCACCAAGCGGCGGTTCTAACGGAGATATTTGGCTTGAGTATTAAGGCTAAAGCTAGCGGTGTCTGGCAGACTATAAAGCCTTGGGTCAAGGTTGGCGGCTCATGGGTAGCCGTGCGCATTGCTTGGGTTAAAGCTGGCGGTAACTGGAAAAAAGCCTATGAGTATGAATGGGTTTATACTTTCACTTCTCAGGAACACCCTAGCGTTGACTTGGATACGTTAGTTGGTATTGATAAGTACCATAATGTACGGATTGTTATCCCTTCTGGCGCTTCTATTGTAGCAAATGATACTAGTAGCTATGCACTTAAAACTGGCTCCGGTTATGGCGGCACACTAACCATCGAGAACCACGGCAAGATCCTAGGCCGTGGTGGGGATGGCGGTGCTGGTGGTAATTCTGGCTCCGGTAGCGAGGGGCAAGCTGGTAGCGCTGGCTCAAACGGTGGCCCCTGCATTCATGTTGAATGTAACGTAACTATCGACAATAACGGCACTATTGCTGGCGGCGGTGGCGGTGGCGGCGGTGGTGGCGGCTCATGGACTGACCGATCATGGCCTAGCAGCAACGACTTTGCTGGCGGTGGTGGCGGTGGCGGTGGCGCACCTTATGGCGCTGGCGGCGCTGGTGGTACTAGTCACTATGGCGGCGGCGGTAACGGCTCAGCTGGTGGAACTGCAAGTCAAACCGCTAATGGTTCTGGTGGTTCTGGTGGTTCCGATGGTAGCTCAACAGGCGGCACGGGCGGCAATGGTGGTTCATGGGGTATTGATGGTTCTGCCGGACAACAGGCACCAAGTGGTCATATTCGAGGCGCAGGCGGTGCGGCTGGCTCTGACGGTGCAGACTATTACAACCCTAGCGGTTACACAATTACACAGGTATAAATTATGGCTGACGTAAAAATTTCAGAATTACCAACGGGCGCGGCATCCGATGCTGACGAAATGGTCATTGTCGATGGTGCGGCAACTAAGAAGATTAGTTTAAGTGCGTTATCTGCTTATCTGCGAGCTAACGGTTGGGACGTAACAGGCACGGTTACTGCTGATGGTGTTGATTGTAGCGGTCATATAGACGTAGGCAATGCTTATTCTTTGCGTTGGGGCGATGGTAACGAGCGTATCACTGGTAATAATACCGGATACATGAGCTTCATTACTAATAACACAGAACGCGCCCGTATAGACTCTAGTGGTAATCTACTGGTTGGTAAGACTGCATCCAGCTTGTTTACGGTAGGTGCAGAATTAACTTCAACGGGTCAAATTTACGGCACGGTTAGTGGTTCGCCTGTAGCGCGACTTAATCGTAAGACTTCTGATGGCGATATTGTTGATTTCCGCAAAGATGATACCGTTGTGGGCAGTATTGGTGCTTATGGTGGTGAATTAACCCTGTCATCCCCTGCTGGTGGTGATGCTGGCATACGCATGGGATATAACGCAATCAAACCTGCCACTACTGCTGGCGCTAACCGTGATGCTGCTATTGATTTAGGTGAGGCGTCAGGGCGTTTTCGCGATATGTGGTTGTCTGGTGGTATCCATCTAGGCGGCACAGGTGCAGCTAATAAGCTAGATGATTATGAGACTGGGACTTTTACGCCTACTATCGTTGCTGGTGCTACTAATCCGGTCTACAGTCTACAGCAAGGCTCCTATGTCAAAATAGGTAGTTTTGTTTGGTTTAGTATTGACTTGCAACTATCGTCAGGAACGCCAAGCGGTGCGCATTTGCAATTCGGTGGACTACCTTTTACATCTAACGCTTATGGAAATCTAGGTTTTGGTGCTGCTGCATGGTCGTATGGCAATATGATTAATGCTACTGGGCTATCGAATACACTAGGGATACACGTTACTTATGGTGGCTCTAACAGGGTTGATTTCTACGAAGGCGCTGCTGCATTATTTTCAACCAATGGTAATGTTAGCATTACTGGAAGGGCAATAGTCACTGGTGTTTATCGCACAGATCAATAATTATCTAGCTTGGATTTACTAAAGGAAAAAATATTATGACTGACAATTACCGAGTTATTAGTCGTTCCGTTACGGCTTGTGAGCCTACAGACGAAGGTTTTATTGCTATTAACGTAAAAGAAAACCGCTTGCCACTTGATGAAAATGGAAATCCTTGTGGGTCTGTAACACCTCACCGCACAGTATTATGGCCAGACCATGATGCTACTAACGATCATCCAACCGTTAAGGCTATCTGTGAATCTATCCACGATGCAGAATGGAAAGGCAAGTATCAAGCCAAGCTAGATGCAGAAGCTGCCAAAGCCGAAGCCGAGCGCCTAGAGCAAGAACGCCTAGCCGCAGAAGCAGAGGCAGAAGCCCAAGCCGCAGCCGAGCAAGCCGCAGCCGAAGAACAAGCGCGTATTGATGCTGCCGTAGCTGCTGCCCTAGCCGCACAATCTGAATAATGCTTGACCCAGCCTCAATACTTGCAGCCATTGGTACTGCCAATGCAGCTTACAAAACCATTAAAACGTTAGGTAATAATTCTAATGAAATATGGAAGTGGGCAAGCAAGTTCCTTGAGGCTAAAACCAAGATTGATGTTCAGGCAGAGCAGGACAAAAAGAAAGGCCACACTAGCACACAGGCCTTTCTAGCTGCTGTTGACCTAAAGCGCAAGCAGATAGAACTAGATGAATACATAGTTCTAACCTGTGAGGGCTGGGTCATCAAAATGTGGAATGAGCATAAGGTGGCATTGCGCGAACAGGCCCTAGAGGAAGCGGAAGCAGACGCAAGGGCCAAGCGTAGCAAAAGGATTAAACAGGCACAAAAGGATGATGATGTGAAAAACGTAATTATAGCTTTTACTATTGTTTGTGCGCTGCTAGCCGCTGGCAGTGTTGGATTAGTTTTAACAGGAGTTGTTTAGATGCCTACTTGGTTACACAATGATAAGGCGTCGGCTGACGTTTATTTCGACATAGCAATAGGCACTTATGCCAATATCGACCACATTAACAAGTTTGGCTATACCGACTCTATTGGTACTAGCTTTGAAACTGTCTGGGATGGTGCGGGCATATACTCTTATGCCGATAACGCCACTACTGCCGCCGTTGCAGGTACGGGCGCTGACGTAGGCGCTACAATCAACATCCAAGGCTTAGATGCTAACTACAATCTCATTGATGAGGACGTGGTAGTCGGCGCGACTTCTACCAAATTATTTAAGCGCGTGTTCCGTGCAAGGCTAACCGTTCACACTGACGGCATTAATGCTAATGACATTGATATTACTGTTGACGGCGCAGTCAGGGCCAAGATTCTAGCAGGCAAGGGTCAAACGCTAATGGCTGTTTACACTATCCCTGCTGGCTATACTGGCTATATGCGCAAATTCCAAGGCTCGCTTGAGAAAGGCAAAGAGGCTGTATTTGCTATCCTTACCCGATTTAATGGCAGCAACGTATATAACACAAAGGGTCAATTTGGTTCTTTTGGCGTACCTGTTACCTATGACTATGAAATACCTATCTCATTTGCTGAAAAGACTGACATTGAGGTCAGGGCCAAGGCAGGCGCGACAACAGGCGTGGGCGCTGTATTTGATATAGTTCTAGTGAAGAATTAATTATGTTTGTACTCGGTAAGCGTAGCCGCGAAAGGCTACAAGGCATAGACAGCGACTTAATAGAAGTTGTCGAGCTAGCGTTAACTATCAGCAAGATAGATTTTGGTATCCCTGAATTTGGCGGCTTGCGTACCGAGGAAGATCAGCGCGGGCTTTATACGGCGGGTGCGTCTAAGTGTGACGGAATCGTTAACAAATCCTACCACCAGACAGGCCGAGCCTTTGATATCTATGCTTATGTTGATGGAAAGGCAAGTTGGGATAAGCACCACCTAACAGCTTGTGCGGCTGCTATCCTGCAAGCGGCTATCATATTAGGCGTGCCGTTAGAATGGGGTGGTAACTGGAAAACTTTTGTTGATATGCCCCACTTCCAAAAGCCGGAGGTTTGATTATGGATATTGCAAAACTGCTTGATGATCTGCGCGTAGTGCCGCGTGCAATGATGTTTACTTACATGTATTTGCTTGTGGACTCGTCTTACTGGCTTATGCAAATTCCTGACCCAACTACCCAGCAAACCTCGTATGTTGGCGCAATCCTTGGTGTTGGTGCTGCTTGGTTTGGTATTTACACCAACACTAAGAGCAAGGGGGTTAAGTAATGCTGCAATATCTAGGTATTATCAAAGACCTCGGCTCACTAATTGCAAAGCCGTTCACGCAGGCGCAAGAGCGCAAAGCCGCTAAAGAGTCTGGCGAAATTAAATTGCGTCAGATGAAAGAGACAGGCGATACTAATATTAAGCTGACGGATGCAGAGTGGGAGGCTATCGCAGCCCGTGGCATGCAGAGCTCTTGGAAAGATGAATATTTGACGATCATCATTCCTTTGCCTATTCCAATGATTATTATCGGCGGCGTATATCAGGCGTTTACTGAGGACAGCCGATTGATAGACGGCACTATTGCTGGCATTCAAGCGTTGGGGCAAATCGGCGTCGATATGAATCTGCTAATGTCTGCCGTTGTTCTGTCTGGCGTAGGCCTTAAGATTTGGCGGTCAAGGTAGAGAAAAGCGCTTTTATAAGCTAAAATGGCGTAAAGCTAACCCAGAGATTGACCCATGTCAGATACGGAAATCAACCAGAAACTAACCGAGATATTAGCTCGGCTCGACACGATAACCGACGCATTTCCGCACAATGACGACGGTTCTATTGACGCACATGGGCATAGAATGGCGCACGAGGAAGCTATAAAAGCATCCAAAGAGCAACAGGAATTTTGGCGAGGGCTTAAGTTAGACCTAGCTAAAAACGGCATACGGGGTGTTATTCTGGTTGTTTTAGGGTTAGCATTTGTGGGAGCGTTAGCAAAGCTTGGTATTTCCCCGCCAGTTAAATGAACATTTTGTTGCTCAAAGTGTGTACCCTGCAATCCGGCAGGGGGTTGGCCCGCCTGATTAGTGCGGGCTTTTTTTCGCCTAGTCTTTTGTCAGCATGGTTGTTTGGGCCTTGCATTTAACTAGCCATACTGTGCCGTGCTGCTCAGTTTCTATCAACTCCATTTCAGGCGCACCGATAGGCAACAAGGTAGGGTCAAGGTTCAGCGAGAAAGCCAATTGCGCTTTGCAATATCTATCTTCCTCTGATTGCATTGGGTCATATGCCATAAAGAAACTGGATTCCCTAATCTCTCTAGGCTTCATTACACGGCAACCGTTTAACACTACGTCAAACAATTGCGGCTTATTCTTAAACCAGTTAATTAGGGTTTGCGGGCTTTGCCCTGTTATCTCTGCCATTTGCGACAGGCTCTTAAGGCCTGCCGCTTTAGCTGCTTGTGCTGCTGTCATTTTGCAACCCTCTTTGCTATCTGGGTGTGTTCTGTTACCTCAACTTCATAACCATCATTAGCAGGAAAAACCTTTTTAAAATGCTCTGCTATGCTCATAGCTTTAGGCAAGGTTCGGATGCTGCGCTCATTGGTTGCAAAGTAGTGCTTGCCATTTAAGCTTACATTAATTTCATACCACATTTTTCTAACCTCCTGTTAGGGCCGCACTAGGCGGCACCAATTAAAGATAAATCAACATGGAATGTGCTGTCATACATATCTGCATTGTCTAGCAGTATGTCAAACTCAGCGCGAGACAGATACCACTCATCATCCGACTCAGTGCAAAAAAGACGGATGGGTGGTTTTTCTATATCAGTGACCATGTAAACCCAGAGTTCAACGCCATTTTCTTCTACGACTTTTGGCATTTGAATGCGGTAGTGTGGTGCTATAAACATTTTAGTTGCTCCTTTGTTTAATTACGATTCCATTATATCAAACTATTTTAAAGAGTCAACTATTTTTTAAAAATATTTTAAAGTTTTTCCTTTCTTAGTTTTTCGTACAGTCTAGCCCGCTTGTTGAAAATACTTTTCACCCGTTTAAGATATTCAATATCCATGCGTACAATGCGATTGTCGCACTCTAGTTCCTCGACACGGGCAAGCCCAATCCGATCTATTAAGCCCTTTCTATATTCGGTTATATTGCCGCTGAGATAACGGTTGCATCTGGTACAGCCAGACCAGCAGTTCAGTAAATGGAAACGCAAATTGGGGCTGCTGCCTCTTGAGCGAAAATGCGAAGCATCCACTGTGCCGCCATACTTTTGCTGCGACATAGCCCCACAGGCAATGCATGGTTTGCCATAATCACGGGCGCGGATATATTTATTAAATGCCGCTTGGGCCTCCTTGTTCCAATCACTCTTTGTTTTATTAGCTTCTTTAAACGCCCTAGATTGCCGTCTAAGCGCTTTTGTTTTTTCCTTGTGTGATTTATCGGCTTTTCTCTGCGCGGTCTTTCTAGAGCGTTCTAGGTGGGTTAGCGCCTCATTTACGCGGCATTCTTCACCACACAGGAACGACAAGCCAATAATGAACCCTGTTTCTATTGGTTTGCGCTCTTTGCAGTGCTTGCACTTCCTTAGTTTATTTGCCAATTTGTTTTTCCTTGACGTACTGGGCGGCTTCTTCGTAATACTTCATTGAATCATCAGAAAAAGCCACTTTGTTTTCAGCACCGAAGCGGTATAAGTATTCTATGAACAAACACCCCTCAAGCTTTTTAAATTTGGCGCTACTGGGCCGCACGTAGATAGGGAATTGCTTCTTTAGGCTCATTGTCCACTCACCGCTATGCTTTAGCTTTTCGCCCATAGCGGCTTCATATTCAGATTCAAAATCGACAATCAATTTTGCTTTCCAAATATCTAGGCTGTAATTAGGGTTTAGTGCCTGTCTAATTTCACCCATCATAGCGTGATACTTTTGCTCCATTGATCGCGTTTTGCTTTCGCGCTCGATGGTCATTACCACTGGCCCCTGCCATAATGCCCGCTCAATTATGTGCTTTGCATGGGATAGCATCTCAATGATGTTACCGTTATTGATAACACCCTTAGCCCCGTTGTCGTTTACATCAAACACTATTTCCAGCCCCTTTTAACTGTTACCACTTCACGGTTTATCGGGTCATGGTAGAAATCCACTTCCTTTCCTGACTCTGTTGCATCGGTTAGCGCATATGCCATAACGCTGCGCACAATGGTGCCGCGTTCCGGCTTCCAGTTATCCGGCAAGCGGTTCTTGCTTTTGAATAAGTTAATCATATTACCCCCTCTTGGCTTGCCTCCCACTTGGAAAGGAATTCCCAAGCGTTGGCCTTATCAAATATCTTGCCCGCTGTTTCCTCGTCAATGTCGCCTGCTGTCGGGACGGCAATCCAACCCACATTTGCCACATGCTGCCTGTTGCAATCATTGCGCAATATCTGCGTATGCACACCCTCTGCCGCCTCTGCTATCTCTGATTGCTTGCACTTAATATCAGCGACCACCATTTTGCCTTTCATATACTCTTGCCCCTGTTGGTCACGACAGAATACGGCGCAAAAGACGGCCCAAGGGTAAAGCCCGCTTTCCACCGCCCTAGCTATCTCAATATGCGGCGCATAGATTTGGTGATTGCGTAAATCAACCATATTGCAGTTTCCATCACTAGTGCCACCTATCCAAATGACAGCCTGACCCTTGAGCGCTGACTTGGCTAGTAGGGCAAGGCGCTTTTTGGGATTGTATGCTTTACGCTTACTCATTTTCTCACCAGTGTTAAGTCTTTAGTATTTGGTATAATCTTTAGCTTTGTCGGCTGGCGCATCATAAGCATTAAACCCCGTCTATTAACTTCCTCTATCAAGCCTTGGTCGCTAACCATTGCTAACGGTATGCCTTGCTCATTGCTATAGCCGCCCCGTGCTGTGCCGTGGGCAAATTCTTTCTTGCTCATTTGCCAGCCTCCATGCTGTAAACAGCCCAATGCTTTTTGCCCTTATGCACTATTGTTGTTTTAATGTCGTGGCCCTTTTCGCGTAGGTTTAAAATCCTAGCCGCAAGCCTTGCGCATCCATAAAACTGTAATGCGTGAATAGCTGTTAGCTTCTTGCCGCTTTTCAGGTGGTTTAGTATTTGTTGGTTTTGGCTCATTTTTGTTGCTCCTATTTATATTCATCTTCTGCCATATGGCAAAATATGCCGCATTGCGCATCTATTGAGTCATCCATTGGCTTAATGTGCTCTGGCAACTCAGTTAGCGGTATGCGTACATCTGGCACCCCGTCTATGGTTGTTTTGCATATCTTTACGCCTAGCTTCTGCTCTTGCTTACTCATAGCTTCAAAGAAATCTGGGAAGTCGATTTGTATCTTCTTCCAGTAAGCAGGAGATTGCGCCTTAACACAGCCGCGACAATTGTTATTTTTGTAGCCTAGCTTATACATGGCTGGCAATTCGATTCCGGCATTCTCAAGCATGGCTAAACAGTCTTGTTTGGTTAGGCCGCGATCAATTAATGGAGTAATCAAGTCAACTTCGTTATTTGCGTCAATAAAGCGGTCAACTCGGTTTTGTTCTTCTACGGTATAACCGAAAACTTGCTGATCTGTTGGTCGCTCAAACTGCTTACGCACATTCTTTTTTAATTCTAGCGTGCAACGTGCGCCACTATGTCCAGCCAGATACCGTGTTTTATTGAACACTTCGTAAATAGAGCGATTGTATTTATCATTACCTAATATGATTATCTCCTGCCCAAACCATTGTTCACAGTCTTTAAGAAAGCGCTTGTTGTCAGGGTGTTCTTCTTTGACTTCACAGTAAGCAACTGTCACCCCCCCCATACTAGATATGGCTAATTTTGTTGCTACTGCGCTTGCAGCCCCGCAACTAAACCAGCTAATAATTCTACTCATTGTGTACCCCTTACCAATCGGTATTATGAATATCCATTGTTGCCGATGTTATCTCGGCCCTTTGTTGTTGCTTTTGTGACACACTGCCAGCCTGTGGCGCTCGACTCATTTGGGCGGTCAGGGTGTCGTATTTTTCTCTAAACTTGTTAGCTGACAGGATATTGCTTTGCCAGAAGTTGTCACGCCTTGCCCAAACAAACACCTTTTCCATGTCGTGGTAATTACGGTTGTCACGTTCACGCATTAGCCTGATAGTCTTTGCCCATCTTTTCAGGTTTGGCTTTTTAAAGGTTGGCTGTTGACTAGCAATAGAATTAAACATTTTCTCAGCAAACAATAAATCATCATCGGCATAGTCTGGCTTTGCCGGACTATTAACTATTGTTTTCTCTTGTTTTGTATTGTTATCTTCTCTGCTGTTAAGCGCCTTTGAAGCTTGTTCGGAGTCACTACGGAGTTTGTCCGAAGTCTTACCGAATAGCTTTGCCTGTATCTGCTTTATTTGTGGGTTGCGTGATGTGTGATCATCAAGGCGCATTGCCATTTTAAAACAGGTAACAACCCCGTCATTGTTTTCAAACAAACCAAGGTCAACCATAAAAACCATCATTTCACTGACCAACTGGTAATTGATTCCAGTGTCATGCGCTAGTATTTCAGCGTCATGCTCTAGCTCAAATGTCAGGTTATTTTGGTCAATGCCTTGCGCTATTAACTCTAGGCAGTACCAATAAAGGCCATAGCCCGCCATGCCGTATTTAATGCGCAGGCGCTTTAATTTAGCATCCATATTGGCATCTGAATCATGCTTAAACCATTTCATTCATCAATACCCAGCATTGCAGCTAATGGAAAATCCTTTTTTGATAAGGCGTGGAATTTATGGGCCATGTTCATGCTAATGCTAGCAGCGCCGCTTTCAATCATTCGCAAGTATGCTGGCGTTACACCTAGCTTATTTGCCATGCGCGTTTTTGTGAGATTGTTCATTACACGGTAATGAGCAATTCGTTCTATTGGTGTCATTGGGTTACTCCATTGGTTAATGTGATGCCATAATATACCAGCCGAAATAAAAGCGCAAATAAAAAGCAGAAAAAAGATTGCGGTATATTTAAAAATACGTATAATAGGAACTGTCACCAATAACTGATAGAGGAAGTGAGTTATGACCTACTGCGTAGTCGAAGCCGACACCTACCGATACTACCAAGAGCAAGACCGCCTTGCTGATTTAGAAGAAAAGACAGACGATGTAATTGCTGATCTAATTGACGATCTGCTTTTCTACGGCAAAGCCGAATATAGAGGCTCTAGCTGGTTCCTACCTGAAATTATTTATGATCTTTGTGTTGAAGATGAGGACGGCGAAATTCTAGATAGCTTTGTTTGTTATGCCTTAAACCTATTCACTGGCAAGGGCAAAGAGCGCGACAAAGAGGAAGCTGATACAGACATGGGCGACTTTCTGAAAAAGCACCTTGAAGATCATATGGCGCAATTCAAGAATGATTTGTTAGACGAAGTTGAAAAGCAATTAGAGGAAGATCGCTATGACTATTAAGAAATTCGCGCAAGGCCTGTTAGCCTATAGTGTTGGCGTCGCAATGACATATTGGGCGCTTATCGTAAACATTGACAGCCTGCCTATGTAGGCTGCCCACGGGGATAAATAAAATGAGCAACGAATTAACACCAATCGACCTTGTTAACCAGCAAGAGTCATTCTTTAACGCGGCCCTTGGCAACAACGCTGTTGAGTGGGCCAAAGAAAGCCAGTTCGCTATACAGGCGCTAGGCAATAACGACTACTTGGCTAAGGCAGCAATGAATGCACCCGCCGCCCTGCAAAACGCCATTATCAATGTGGCGGCTATTGGCATTAGTCTAAACCCAGCGCTTAAGCATGCTTACCTTGTGCCACGGGCAACCAAGAAAGGGCAAGCGCCTGTTGCCTGCTTAGATATTAGCTACCAAGGCCTAATGCACCTAGCTATGCAATCCGGCTCTATTGAGTGGGGGCAAGCAAAGCTTGTGTATGAAAACGACCACTACGAAAACAACGGCATCGACCAAGCGCCAACGCACAAGCAAAAAACCTTTGGCGACAAGGGCAAGCTAGTGGGCGTCTATTGCACAGTGAAAACCAGCAAGGGCGACTACCTAACCGAGGAAATGGACATAGAGGCCATTAACAAAGTGCGTAACGCATCGAGCGCGGCAAACGGCCCTTGGAAAACATGGCCCGAAGAAATGACGCGCAAGACAGTTGTTAAGCGGGCCTCTAAGTATTGGCCCAAGGTTGACCGCCTAAACTTAGCTATTGACGCCGTTAACGAGCATGAGGGCATCGAGTTTGAGCAAGTCAAAGAGGTTCCGGCTGTTATTTTGGTTGATGACACTGAAATCGAAAACCTGACCAAGGCGGCAGACATGGCGGGGCTTACTCTTGATGACCTTTGCAAAAAGGCGCAGATAAACAATATCCATGAGCTACCAGCGCAGCGCTACGAGGGCGCTTTAAACTGGCTTAAGAGCCAAACAATCGAGGAAGAACAATGCGCATAATTGAATGTGAACAAGGCACAGCCGAATGGTTTGCCGCTAGAGCTGGCGCGATAACCGCCAGCAACTTTGCCGAGTGCCGCAAGCGCTTGAAGTCTGGCCCTAACAAGGGCGACTTTACCAACGCGGCCCACAAGTACGCCTTTAGGGTTGCTATTGAGCGTATTAGCGGGGAGCTGCTAGACGTTGACCAATATGACACTTGGGCAATGAAACGAGGCCGAGAGCTAGAGCCAGAGGCGCGGCTAGCGCATGAGGCGGCGAAAGGCATCCTAGTGGAACAAGCGGGCATAGCCTTAACTGACGACGGTGTATTTGGCGCGTCCGTTGACGGCCTTATCGACCATGACGGGGCTAGCGAGTACAAGTGCTTTATATCGCCTGACTCGCTTATGCCTATATTGCTAAACGACGACTTAAGCCACGTTATCGACCAAGTGCAAGGTCAGCTTTGGGTAACTGAACGACTATGGGCCGACTTTGTGTTGTACTGCCCAGCGCTTAAGAATATCGGGCGCGACCTGACCATTATCCGCGTAGAGCGTGACGACAATTTTATTGAGCAACTAGAAAGCGACTTGCTGGAATTTAATAAGCTGGTTTGCACATACGAACAAAAACTAAGGGGTTAACATGCTGGTATTAACAAGACGAGTAGCAGAAAGCATATACATTGAAACCGATGACGAGGTTATCGAGGTTATGATTCTACATGCTGGCGGCAATCAAGTTCGCGTGGGTATCGAGGCTGATAAATCCGTGCGCATTGTGCGGGCTGAGTTGAAAGACAAAGGGGCTAGTGATGATTCTTGAGGCAACCATGTGCCTAGCTATGAATATTTACCATGAGGCACGCGGGGAGCCTTTGGCTGGGCAAATAGCGGTGGCGCTGGTTGTGCAAAACCGCGTCAACTCGCCTAAGTTCCCTAACAGTATTTGCGCTGTTGTACACCAAGGCCATTATTGGGAAGGCCACCCTATCCGCAACAAGTGCGCGTTTAGCTGGTGGTGTGATGGTAAGTCAGACATGCCACAGGATGACCAAGCATGGCAGCAAGCCTTGCACTTGGCCTACCGCGTACAAAATACCGATGTAATAGACATTACAGAGGGAGCAACCTTTTATCACGCTGACTATGTGCAGCCGTATTGGGCGGGCGACTACGCCGCAACGGTTAAGCTAGGGCAGCATATTTTTTACCGATAAGGAGGTCATATGGATTATAAAGCGTGGACAGAAAAGGAAGTCGGTATACTTAGAAAGTATTACAACAGGGTTAGCACAAAGCACTTGGCTAAGGCTATGGGGCGCACTAAGTCAGGCGTAACACAGGCAGCAAAGCGCTACGGCATAGACAGGGAACCTTACAAGCACAGTCTTGATATTGACCCTAATATTATTGCAACAAAGGTAGCGCAAAGAAAGACTGTGCCGACAATAGCCAGCGAGCTAGGCGTTTCCAGATCGTATATAAAAAACCGTATTGCCAAAATGCCGCAATGGGTTAGGGAGCGTTCTTATAGAAACGGCAAAAACGCTAGCTGCAAAGCGGCTGGCAAAGCAACTAGCGAGGTAATGCGGAAGCGCAGGGAGGCAGCATGATAGGACTAGGATTTAAACCAAACTTACAGAAGTTTGAGAAATACAGGCTTGAGAAATACAAGCTGGTGAAGCCGAAAAAAAAGGGTAGGCGCAGGGTATGTGTAAAAAACCAAATACCCCTCATTATTGAATTGCGGGCGCTTGGGTTTACGCTATACGAGATTGGCGAGGCGCTAGGTCTGTCGCATCAAACAGTAAACAATAAAATATATGAGCTAAGGCTTAATGATCGCATAGCAGACAGGCGCGAAACGATCAAAAATGATATAATTAACGCTATTTCACACGGGGAAAAATAATGGCTACATACGTTCAAGCAATCCAAACAGAAGCAGGCCAAACCAAAATAGACATGCACGCACGCGCATTGCAAACCATGTGCCACGGCATAGCTGTTGAATGCGGCTGGTGGCGTCAACCAAATCGCAACGTAGGCGAAATGCTTTGCCTTATTCACTCTGAAATTAGCGAGGCAATGGAGGGCGCACGCAAGGGCCTGAAAGACGACCACTTACCTAATCGCGACATGCTAGAGGTTGAGTTAGCCGACGCTGTAATTCGTATTATGGATATGTCCGGCGGCTTAGGCTTAGACATTGGTGGCGCTATTGCTGAGAAACTAGCCTACAACACTAAACGAGCCGACCATAAGCCAGAGAACCGCGACAAAGCGGGCGGCAAAAAGTTCTAGGGGTGAATTATGACGGGGTTAGTTCACAAACCAAGTAAAGAGGCTTTAGATAAGCTTCACCCAGAGGCAAGCAAACCTAAACCTGTGCGCAAGCCATGCCCAACGCCATATAAGCGCTGGAACGATGACGAGCTAGCATTTGTTATTCAATGCAAGGCATTAGGTGTTGATGATGGGACGATAGCAAGCGCCTTGGGGCTAACGTGGCACCAAGTAAGAAATCGTATAGGGCGGCATAAGCTTGGCCCAAAGATCAGAGAGGAAAAGGCAAGGATTGCCGAGCAGTTAATCAATGAATGCCAAGAGCAAAGAAAAGCGGGCAAGGAATTGCGGCTACTACCAATTTTCAGAATTTAAAGGCAGGCGTGATTTTATGATTATGTTGTTAGGCCTGATAGTTGTGTTAGGCCTAGCGCATTTAGCAACGATATTGAACGGGGGTTAAGCATGATTGATATTGATATTAAGGTAAAACCAGCCGACAAGGACGGCTTTATTATCCACCTAGAGGGAGAGGGCCAGTCTATCGACCTAATCCGAGTACCTAACAATTTTGACGCTATGGAAATGGCAAAGGAACTACGCCTAGAGCTAGCCCGTCAGGTAATGATTATGGCGTTTAGGGAAATGCGCAAAGATGCAGACTTAAAAGCCGCAACCCTAAAGGCTGCCGAGAACATGCGAGATAGAATGGATTCGGATATTGTAGAGGCTGTTAAGCCCAAGCCAAAACGCAAGCCCAGAGCTAAGAAGCAAACATCAAAATAACGTGATACAATACAAATATTAAACGGGGGTTTAATGATGGCTTTAGAAATTACATACAGGTTAACGTCAGACCTGATTCCATACGTGAACAATTCTCGCACCCATAGCGAGGAACAAGTCACGCAAGTTGCGTCCAGCATAAAAGAATTTGGTTTTACTAACCCTGTCCTAATAGACGAGGACAGCGGCATTATTGCGGGCCACGGGCGTTTAATGGCTGCAAAAAAGCTAAAGCTTAAAGAAGTGCCAACCATTACCTTATCCGGACTATCCGAAGCCCAGCGCAAAGCATACGTTATTGCTGATAACCAATTGGCGCTAAATAGCGGTTGGGATATCGACATGTTGCGTGTTGAAGTTGAGCAGTTAGAGGAAATGGATTTTAACCTTGATCTAATTGGCTTTGATGCTGATGTATTAGACAAACTGTTAGATATCGAGGGCGAATTACCAGAGCTACCAGACGGTGACCGCGACCCGTTCCAGCAAAAAACCTTTACCTTGCATGACGAGCAGGCAGCGATCATTGAAAACGCCGTAACACTAGCCCGCACTAACCCGTTAGCTGATACAGGCTTAAATGAAAACGCTAACGGTAATGCTATCGCCCTAATATGCGAACAATGGCTAGAGGCGCGCAATGGGTAGAGCTAAGGATATTGTTGTAAAGGTTATTAAGGCCAGTGTCGCTAATGCAAAGTGTAAGCAATTACACTATAGCGGAAAAGTTGTGCCTAATAGCCAATTGCACTTTGGTGTATTCCTAGACGGCAAGTTAGAGGGCGTTATGCAGTTTGGCCCTAGTATAAATAAAAAAGGCACCGTCAATCTTGTTAAGGGAACAAAGTTTAATGAGTTCATAGAGCTAAACCGCATGGCCTTTAGCGATACCTTGCCGCGAATGAGTGAATCTCGCGCTATAGGAATAACAATGCGTCTTATCCGGAAACACTACCCGCAGATTAAATGGGTTATTAGCTTTAGTGACGGCACCCAATGCGGTGATGGTACGATATACAGAGCCAGTGGCTTTAAGTTGGTTGAGATACGCGAAAGTGACGCACTACGCATAAACCCAACAACTGGTGAAGTAGTGCATACCATACAAGCCCATCACTTGATGATTACCAAGGAGTGGCGCAAGTGGGAAAAGACAAAGGGGTATCAGTTAAAGTACATTTACTTTATTGATAAGAGTTACGAAAAGCAGTTATCCGTCCCTGTATTGCCATTTTCTGAAATTGACAAAATGGGCGCAGGGATGTATCTTGGTAAAGCGCGTGTGAAGCAGGCTACTAATGGGCACCCCCCATTAAGCGGCGGGGCAGCACCGACCGACACGCTCCAACCTACCGCCTCTAGTCCTGAGGTATCAATATGACCGCAAAGAAAAAAACAGGCCGACCACTATTTGAGGTCAACTGGACACAAGTTGAAAGCATGTGCGCCATACATTGTACAGGCGAGGAAATAGCAGGCGTTTTGGGGTGTGATTATGACACCTTGGTATCCGCTATTAAGCGCGAGTACGGGTTAAATTTTTCGGAGTATTTCCAACAAAAGAGCGCAAGCGGCAAAGTTAGCCTTAGACGCAAGCAATACACGGCAGCTATGGAGGGCGATAGAACTATGCAGATTTGGCTCGGTAAGCAATGGTTAGGCCAAGCCGAAAAGCAGGATGTTGCTGTAGGCGATAACCTAGCAAATGCTTTCTTATCACTGGCTGACTCATTACCCGACTAATGGGCGACCCTAACCTAGATAGGGCAAAGAAACGCTGGTATAAACTAAAGGACATAGCCCAGCAAGTAGCCCTAGTTAATGACGACATACGCTTTAAGGTTGTACCAGCCGGACGCCGATCTGGCAAAACCGAACGCGCAAAGCGTTACATTGCCAAGCAAGCCATGAAAAACGCGGGTGAAAAATACTTCATTGCAGCCCCTACCCGCGACCAAGTAAAGAAAATCTATTGGTCAGATATGAAGCTGCTGACCTTTGCTTTTGCTCACCCTAACAAGCCAAGTGAAACCGAGCTAATAATCTACATGCCTAACGGCACCGAGATTCACTTTATCGGCCTTGATAAGCCTGCCCGCATTGAGGGTATTATGTGGACAGGTGGTGTAATAGACGAAATAGCAGATATCAAGGGCGAGGCATGGGAAGCACACATATTACCAGCCCTTAACACTGTTAGCCCAGAACGCCCCGACTATCGCGCTTGGTGCTGGCTTATTGGCGTCCCTGACGGCCTCAACCATTATTATGATATGGCCCAATATGCTGAGGCAGCTAACGACCCCGAATGGGGCTTATACCACTGGAAGTCTAGCGAGATATTGCCAAAGGACGTTATAGAGTCGGCCAAGCGGCAAATGTCGGAAAAGCAATTCAAGCAGGAATTTGAGGCCAGCTTTGAAACGGTGTCGGGCCGGATATATGAGGACTATTCGAGCGACAACCACACGCAGCGAACTATTCAGCCACACGAACAACTATTGTGGATGCATGACCAAAACTATACGCCGCTATCAAGTGCTATCGGGGTGCGGGAAAAGAACGCCGTTTACCTGTGTGACGAAATAGTATTGGAGTCGGCAACGTCTAAGCAATCGGCCCTTGAGTTTGTCGAGCGATACAAAAACCATGTTAACAAGCATGTATTGATTTACGGCGACCCAGCCGGACGCGCAGGCGAAAAGCACGGGCATGCTTCCGACTATACCGATATTGAGAAAGTGCTAAGGGATAACGGGTGGAAATATACGCGCAGAGTTAAGGTGAAACACCCGCCGATTAAGGATAGGCAAAACGCCGTTAGAGCCAAGGTTAAAACGGCTGACGGTAGCATATCCCTATTTGTCAACCCAAAAACTGCAAAATGGTGCGATAAGGGCCTTTCTACTGTACAATTGCAAAAAGGTTCGACCTTTCAGGAAGATCAAACTAACCAATACCAGCACATTACAACGGCTATAGGTTATATGATCGCTTATGAATTTCCTATTATGGTTGAAAAGACTAATACGGGGCCGCAAAGGTGGAGTTAATGAAACACTCAGAATTAATGGAAACTAATCCAGCTTATGACGCTAATGTACTGGATTGGGAATTTAACTTACGCTCCTATCTGGGCGGCTCTGAATATCAGGCAGGCGAGTACCTGCTAAAGTACGTTAACGAAAGCACGGATGAATTTGCCAAGCGCATTGCAATGACTCCATTGGATAACCACTGCAAAAACGTAGTGGGCATTAATTCGTCTTTTGTGTGGCGCATCCCGCCTACCCGTAACCTAGGTAATATGGGTAATGACAAAAGCGTACAATCATTCTTGCAGGATGCTGACCTAGACGGGCGCACCTTAAACGCGGTAATGAAAGACGCGCAGGCATGGGCCGACATTTACGGTCACTGTCTAATTATCGTGGATAAGCCAGAGTCAAACGCAGCCACACGCGCCCAAGAGTTAGAGCAAGACATTCGGCCTTATGTAACAATCATTACCCCTGAAAACGTATTGGATTGGGAATACAAGCGCACCCCTAGCGGGCGTTATATTCTAACCCGCCTAAAAATCCGTGAAATGCAAATGGGTGATATTGCCTATATCCGTGAATGGCGTCTAGACACTGTTACCCTGTACCGCACTGACGGTAAAAAGGTTACAGTTGAAAGCAGCAACGAAAACCGCCTAGGCGTTATTACTGCTACCACTGTTTATGCCAAGCGCTCACCAGTACGCGGTATTGGTATTTCTAGCATTGGCGACATTGCCCTAATGCAGAAAGCAATCTATAACGAGCTATCGGAAATCGAGCAGCTTATTCGTATTGCCAACCACCCCAGCCTAGTTAAGCGCGAAAGCACAGACGCTAATGCAGGTGCAGGCTCTATTGTTACTGTAATGGATAACGACGATAAGCCATACCTGTTACAGCCTAACGGCGGCAATTTGTCGGCTATTATGGACTCTATCGACAATAAGGTTGAAGCTATTAACCGTATGGCGCACATGGGCGCAGTGCGTGGCACAGAAGCAACAACCATGTCAGGCGTTGCCTTGCAGACTGAGTTCCAGTTGCTTAACGCCAGCTTATCCGAAAAGGCCGACTTGCTAGAACTAGCCGAAGAGCAAATCTGGGACTTTTTCGCCATGTGGCAGGAAATGCCTAACGATGTAACGGTTGATTATGCTGATAGCTTTGATTTGCGCGACTTTGGCAGCGAGCTTGAATTCCTGCAAAAGGCCAAGGCATCCGGCATCAAGTCTGCCACGTTTAATAAGGGTGTGGAAAAGGCTATTGCTGAATTGGTACTTGCCGACGAAGATTTGAAGCAGGCTATTACTGAGATTGAAGCGCAAAAGGCATTGGGTGACTTTTCAACTCCTACCCTTGGTGGTGAATAGTGACAGCTAAACAGCACAGCGATAACCTAGACCGCCTCGCCGATCTTCATAGCGACCTTATCAATGAGGCGTTATTCGATCTTGAAGATAGGGCGGCGGCTATCATTGCGGGCTTACCTGTCAAAGATGGTAAGTTGCACGACATCCAAGCGGCTGTATTTGCCCGCCAAGAGCTGCAGCAAGCTGTTATTGATTCGTTCCTAACGGTTGCCGACGATGTAGTCAGGAGTTATGACGATGCAACGGGTACGCTTATAGGTTTGTATCAGGAAGTGCTAGAGGGTGGCGTATTGCCATCTACCCAGCTTGAAGCTATTAACCAACTTAAGAACATGGCCTTTGCTGGGTTCGAGGACGTAGCAAGCACTCACCTAGAGGTAATGGCGCGTGAAGTGTACCAAAGCACGCTAGCTGGGCGCTCTATTAACGAAAGCATCAAGACTATTCGACACGCTATTAATGGGGTATACATCCAATCCGATGATGACGAAGCACAAGCACTGGTGGATTTTGTACAGGAAAATAAAGACAACCCAGACATGCAAAAAGAGGTTGACCAAGCTGTCACGCGTTTGCATACGATCTACGCACGCGACAGGGTAGGCAACAACCTAAGACGCTATGCCAACGTATACGCGCATGATTCCCTAATGCAGTTTAGTGCGGCTGCTAACGTATCAATTGCTAATGAGGTTGGCGTTGAGCGCTGGAAGTATTATGGGGATGCGATAACCGACACCCGCGAATGGTGCCGGAGACACAAGGGCGAAACTTTCACCACAGACGAGATACGCGAACTGTGGGCAAATAATGAATGGGCGGGGAAAGCTGCTGGCGACCCGTTTATTGTTCGTGGCGGTTATAATTGCCGTCACCATTTTGTGCCAGTAATAGACTAAACGGGGTAACACTATGTCTGACGATAACACACCACCAAATGATGATGCTAAATTTACTCAAGCCGATATTGATGCGGCTATTGAGCAGCGTTTAGCGCGTGAACGCAAGAAGCACGCCAAAGAGCTAGACAAGTTTAGCGGCCTTGATATGGACAAATACCAAGAACTACTAGACAAGCAAGCTGATGCCGAAAAAGCAGAGCTTGAGCGCAAGGGCGAATATGACAAGCTAATCAAGCAACAGGCCGAGGAAAAGAACGCGGAAATTTCCCGCCTACATTCCATCATCGAAAAGCGCGAACGTGACGGCGAATTACTAGCGGCTGCGGCCCGTGGTAATGCTGTTGCACCCGACCAAATCGCAGAGCTATTAAAAGGCCAAGTGCGCGTTAATACTGACGGCAAAACCGAAGTTGTTGACGCTGAGGGTACGGCTCGTTACAATGACAAGGGTGAAGCGTTACAAGTTTCTGACTTGGTTAACGAATTCCTTACGACAAACCCGCATTTTGTCAAAGCCTCCCAAGGTGGCAATGGTAGCGCGGGTGCTGTCGGTGGCGATACACAGAAGCCTAAAGCTGTGGGTGAAATGACTCCAAGTGAATACGCGGAGTATAGAAAAACTATCAATCGTGGTAACGCGGGTGGTGGTTTCATTAAACCAAACTAGGCAAGGTGTATCAAATAGTCACCTTGCGATTTTTAAAATTTCGAGGTGACTAAAATGGCTGCGTCCACTACTACCACTCTTGACGATCTTTTTGCGAATATTATCCAAGAAGCCCGTTTCACTGCGTCCGAGCATTCTTTGCTGCGCAATCTTGTAACTAACTATGATGTGTCTGCTCAAGAAGGTCTGACTGTACAGGTGCCTAAGTACGCTTCTGTTACTGCTGCTGGCCTAACCGAAGGTACTGACATGTCTGATACTGCTATCAGCACTTCCGGCGTTACTATGACTTGCACCGAATCTGGTGTTCAAGCATTCCTAACCGACCTAGCCTCTAAGTCTGCTTCCGGCGACGTTGCTGGCGAAATGGGTCGCGTATTGGGTGACGCTGTATCTACTAAGATGGATACTGACCTAATCGGCTTGTTTGCTTCCGTGGCTACTAACACCCTTGGTGCTGCTGGTCAGGAAATTACTGCTGCTGATATCTTCAAGGCTTCCGCTATGCTGCGTAACCAAAAGGTTATGGGTCAAAAGGTTGCTGTATTGCACCCTTATCAGGCTTACCAGCTAAAGGCTAACTTGACTAACACCTTTGCTAACCCTAACGGTGGTGACGCTCAGAACGCCGCCATGCGTACTGGTTACGTTGGTCAGTTGGGTGATGTTCTGATTTACGAATCTGCTAACATTGCTGTAGACGGCGCTAATGACGCTATCGGTTGTGTATTCGTACCAGAAGCATTCGGCCTAGCTATCAAGTGGGATGTAACCATCGAGCCAGAGCGTGACGGTTCCCGCCGTGGTTGGGAGCTTAACGCTACCGCCGCCTACGCAGTTGGTGAGCTGGAAGATGCATACGCAGTTAAGATGACCTTTGACGCTGCCCTTTAATGGGTAGCTAGGTTTAAGGGGTAGTTATTATGGCTATGAGCGTTGACACTGATTTGCAATCTATAGTGCCTGATATCCTTGATTTGGGTATCGCGTCATTTAGCTCTGAACACGCTAAGGCAAAGGCAGATATCGAGCGCAGACTTAGACGCGAATGGTGGCCTAATAAGGGTTTGGCTGGTGAGCTAAACACTACCCTTTTAACTGAGTCGCAGTTCACGCGAACAGCCGCCTATTTAGTTCTGTGGAAGTATGCACTACCGCAATTGACTACTTGGGTGGCTGATGATCGTTTTAAAATCATGCTAGACCATTACCGAGAAATGTACGAATCTGAATTTCAGGACGTGCTAGAAGATGGGGTCGAGTACGACTATAACGATGATGACGTTATTAGCGTCAGTGAGCGTGCGCCTGTGCATATGGGCCGATTGGTGCGCTAATGGAAATCACTTCTAGTGTTGACATTAGAGGTGCTTTAAACGCGTTAAAGATTGCGCAAGCCTCACCAGCAAAGCGAGAACGAGCTTTAAAAAAAGCAGGACTTTTGCAAGTTACAGCAATCAAGGAAAGAACTGCTGACGGTGTAGGTGTAGACGGTGAATTTAAAGACTATTCACCAAGCTATGCTAAAAGGTTGCGCGAACGCAGATACGGTAAAAAGAAACCTAAAGGCGGTTTTAAGCCTGTAAGACCTGTTAACTTGTTTTACACAGGCAAGATGCTTGCTGATTTAGGCGTTGTTAAGGCAACACCTAGTTATGCTTTGTTATCGTTCAGGCGACCAATGGAGCGCAAAAAGGCTCAAGGCAACCAGCGAACACGCCCATTTATGGGTATTACGCCAGATGAACAGCGCGACATTATGCGAGTATTTAAACGGGAATTATTTAAATGAGTATTAGGGAAACAATAGCGGCTGATATCGTTACTACGCTAACGAACATGACAAGCCCTATCACCTTAAAGAAAGTTACTCGCGACCCGTTTGATTACGAGAAATTAGCCAACCCACAGTTTCCGGCTGCGTGGGTACAGTCAGGCGAAGAAAGCCGAGAAGATATTTCCACGGGTGCCAATGTGCGCCGCATGGGAACTATCAGTTACAGAATTGTGGGTTTTGTCAAAAGCACGACCATTGACACGGCCCGAAACCAGTTGCTAGAAGCAATTGAGGAAGCATTAGAAGCTGACCGCACTCGTGGCGGCAATGCTCTTGATACGCAAGTGCTAGAAGTTGGCACAGACGAGGGGACATTAGACCCTATTGGTGGTATCACCATGACTGTGCGCGTTCAGTACGTT